CTTTGTTGACTTGAAATGTGACGAAACCGAAGTCCACCAGACCAGTGCAGCGTCTGGCTCCGTAGCGGCTACCAAACCCCTGTAGGGCTGGAGTAGTCATGCCTAGCCAGTCTGGGCCTCCTGCAAAGTTGTGATAGTGGACATGGGAGCGGATAAAGATGTCGGCCTTTGGCTGTAGCTCTCTTTCAGCCCACATGATGTTCCACAGGCGATCTCTGGCCACGCCAGTATGCCGACCATGGGGAAGCCCGCTAGAGCCTGCTGGGTGATGTTTAAGGTCAAATACGACCCCTTCTACCTCTACCCATTCATGCTCTCCAATAGCCGCGCTTACGCGATCTGCCACAATGTCTTCCCAGTCTTCGGCATCACCAGTATGGTAAGGCGTTCCTCTGGTGATAACTATTTCGCACTTTTTAGTCTTCGGGATTTCGCGGATGATCTTAACTGCCATATCACACTGCTCTTCCATGTCAGTAGTGATCTGCTCTGTTCCGCCAGACTTCTTTCCAGTCCCGTCCAGAAGGTCTCCGTTGAGGAAGATGATATCGTATGGGCCATGCTTCCTGATATGGTGGTTATACCAGTTGTAATATGCTTTGTTTGCGTTAATCCAGCGAGCGCGCTCTTCAGCGGGTTCTTCTGGAAGGTAGCCCTTCGGGGTCAGTCCAGCCTTATGGCCGCAATGAAAATCCGAAAGGATTGCGATGTTTTTGCTCATAGAGATGTTGCTTGGTTGCAGAGATCCAGACACCTAGCGTATCCGCAGATATCGGCAATTGAGTCGCGATGGCGCGGTGAATTGGTAAGTCTGGAAAGTTTGACGGCAATCATGCACATAGCGATTTGTTGTGGAGTCACTTTGATTCCAAGGATAGATCCCCACATTCTAGCCTGTTTGGTAAAATCTTCAATCGGGCTTCCGTAGTCTGTTTGCCTATCATAAGATGTCAGACGTTTAGCTATATCACAAACATCCTCTCTGTCCAGCCTAACTAGAGATGGATAGAGTCTGATCTTTTTTCCGATCCATTGGGCTACAGCAATCTCAGCCATTGCTCCTTTTGATTTTTCCCAGTTGGGCAGAAGCACAAGTTCATCACATTCAAAGACCGCATCGATATCTCTTCTGGCGCAATCAGTAATAAACTTCCCATCCATCTGGGAGTTGTGAGGATCTAGCCCAAGTTCCTGATCCATCCTTGCTGGATTGATTACATTGTATCCTTTTGCTTTGAGACTTTCTTCAGCTTCAAAGAAGGCTGGATGGTTTAGGTTTTTAATGCCGCGCATTGGCCCGCAAACGTATATTGTAGTCATGTGGTATGTGTATTGGTTGAAATGGATAGACCTAGCGTCTATCAAAATTGTTCAATCTTTTTAGAGATCTTTGATAACTTTTTTCAAATCCCCGTCATCCAAATCGTCATCATCGTCATCTTCTTCTGATTGCCCATAAAGAATATCATGGATGTTGGATACCAGTCCTTCAATGGCGTAGTCATTGCCAAACTTAATGAAGGCGTTCTTTGTTTCCTGTCCCTCTTCAAATGTGGCCACAATAAACCCAGAATCGAAATATTCAACCAGATCTTTCGATAGCTTGTCCAAGACCTTTTGGAGCCTTTCGTCGTGGACGGCCATAGACTTAATCGATTTGTTCTTTGCAGTTGCGGCATGTCTTGATTATTCCGACATGGGCAACGTGGATTTGTTCAATATTATTTGATCCGCAATAGTAGCAAGATTTTACTTCGGGCTTGCGGTAGACTTTTTTCTTGCGGGGTTTTGCCTCGTCCTTCATTGAACTTTCGATGGATTAATTCTGATGTAATTCCTTACCAATGAGGATGTTCTAGTCTTTAGCCAAACACCATCCCCAGATTTTGAATCGCGGGTTCCTCTGCCGTTTGTATTTCCCTCTACACACTGGAAGTTTTTCTCACCAACCTTAACCACAATGCCAATATGCGAGAAATCAAAAACCACCAAATCTCCAACTTGTGGCTTGGCTTTCTCGGTTAAAATCTTGGTAGTTGCAGGGTGGGATTTAGCCCATTCAATATATCCAAATGCCGCTGCCGTCTTGGGTCTCCATTTCTCTGGAGTGAGAAGTTTGAGATTCAACCATTTGACAACTTCTGGATCTTTGAGCCATTCGCGAATTATCCACGATGTAAAGGCAGCGCACCATGGCCAAGCTGCTGGTTTTAAGCTGGTTGCAGTTTGGTATTCCCGAATCTTGGCTCCTTTATTGTTGCCCCCAACTTCCTTAACTCCGACTTGAGACAATGCAATCTCAACGAGCTTTTCGATTGCGGGGCGTTCTTTCTTTTTCGGCGCTACGGGAACGCTCGGCTCTGGCGCTGAGTTCGCTTTGGATTCGGATGGCAAGTTCGGCAAGGACGGCGCTGGGCCATCTTTTAATTCTAGCCCAAGTAGTTTCAGGATCAATTGCCACACGGCGGCACTTCTCCAATCTACCATTTGCAGACTCTGCGTCCAATGTCCCAATTCCTAGAAATCCGCTCCACCTCGGACTCCGATGGTGATGCCTGCCTTTCCAGCATCGCTCCGCTTGACTTTGGTAAAGAATCGGAGGGAACCGAATAGACGGACAAAGAAACTTCTGCGATCTTCTTTGGGCGGGACTGGGACGAATATTGCTTTGAGGACTTCATGGGAAAGAGGTTTCACAGACGTTTCTTGCGGCTACAGGCGGGCTTGCGGGCTGGCTTGCGGGCAGCAGGCACCTCAATAGCCCTACGGACTTCAGTGTAGGTTACAGGCCCAGCCACGCCATCCACATCTGTATTGACCAAGGCTTGAATCTTCTTAACGCCCCTGACATTCACTTCATTGGTGAAGTAATTAACCATGGAGATCAAGAGGGCTACAACAAATCCTGTGAGGGTTGTTTGGTCTACGGATTCAGCCAACTTGGGATCAATCATGGCAAGCTTGGAAACAACCGCTGCCACAGCCATGGCGATAAGCGGGGTGATGATGCCCCCAGATTTAGAGACCAAAAATGCTAGGATTTTATCTTTCATTTGATTATTCCTCCACCTTCACGCGCTGAACCGCCGATTCAATGGTAAAGCGGATCAGGGACTCGGAAGCATCAATACCATTGCGAAGAGCAGCTTGGGTAAGCTTTTTTACGGCAGCTTCGCGTTTTTGTGAACCAGTTTTGCTGGAATCAGCCAACTCGCGAACAATATCCAATGCGAGGGGAAGGAGGGATGCGGCTGCATCCACAAAGAGTTCGCGGAGAATAGGTGCATAGAAGTTCCAGATTTTGGAAGGAACCCCGAAGATGTAATTAAGGAATGATTTCATAGATTTAAAGCTAGACTAGAATCCCTTGGACTTCAAGTAATCTTCGATTCTTTTTGTGCGCTCATCAATTCGGGCCAAGGTCTCACTGCGTGTCTGGTTCTCTTGATTCATCAAGTCAATCCGCGCATCCTGTTTAGCATCATTGGTTTGGATGTGCCTCATTTGTTCTGGCAATACAATCCACCCATTGAGGGCCGAAAACAAAGTAATCAGCAAAGCAACCCCAGCAATCAACTCACTCATCGTAAGCTTTACTCCGCGCTCCAGACCTCTGCGTCTTGGTATTTCTTCGATACTCATAGTGAAGTAATAATTGCAGCCACTTGATAGCGCCAAGGCCAGTCAATATAGGTGGCTAGGTTTGCGGGGTTAGCCGTGTCTCCGCGATAGGCGGCGGCAATATGGCCTAGAGCCACGTTCTCACTCCAGTCGGTGTGGTTGCCACTAGACCCCGCAACAGCATTGTAGATATCACTCCAAGCGTAGTTCTTGGGGAGGGAGATGTAGTCTGCTTCGGTCTTCGGGCCTCCTGCGGCTACGGCGATCTTGGCCCAGAGGTAGCGTTCTGGGAGGGTGTAGTAGTTGGAGATTGGGCTGGCTGCTGGAATTTCGGTCACAGATGGTGCTGGTTCAGTTCCGCTACCAACTACCCATGGCTCCACGCCAGTTGACCAAGGATAATCTATAAGCTCAGATTTATAATATGGACTATCATTATTAATATTGACAATCCAAGTGTCCGCATCCCAATAAATTGAATGGAATGCGGGATCATCCTCATATCCAACTAGATTGTAATATGGCTTGCCTCCGCTTTCTCCGCGATAAGTGTAAACGCCATTAACCTCAGTTGATCCCGCGCCCGAAACCAAAACAGAAGAAGGAGCTTGTGTTTCTCCAAGTTCTTCAACAAGCCACTTGGCAAGCATCTGCCGTCTAGGCAGATCCGCCGCCGAAGCAAAAGTAGCATTTAAAGTTGGAAGGGCCATAGTCTATGGAACCCTTACAGCTTAAGCCATGCCCATGATACGCTCGCCCATCCCGCGCATCGGAGTTTCCTCCATCTCGGCGGTTGCTTCTTCTTCCATGGTGGCGGCTTCGTTTTCGGCCTCTTCAGCCGCGATCTCGACGCCAGCAATCATGGTAGGAACAAGGTATTCGCCTTCGACTTTAAAGGTGACGAGTTCTTCTAGAGTCCCGCCATCTTGAACGTCTTCGGGTAGGGTATAGCCTTCAGGTATTTCGATTTTCATAATAGTTATTCTCTCCTCATAGAGCTTGCCTTAGATTTTACTCCAAGGCAAGCCTTGATGAATAGAGACTAACTAATTAGCCCGCGAGGTAACCGTAGCCAGAGCCGCTAGGGCAAGCGACGAGGTCGCCAGCCAGATTGCAGCGCAAGTGAAGCAGATAATACCCAAACTCAGGGAAGATCTGTTTCGCCGCACAGGCCATCTTAGCGCGCCAGTAACCGCTGTTTTTGTCAGGGTTGCAGTTCTTGTCGTACTCGTTGATCCAGCGGAAGTCTCCGCGATAGTTCTGAGCATCATAGACAAGCTTGCCAACCTTGAGGTTCGGGTTCGGGACGAGCCACTCAACGGCCTTCGGATGGAAGATAACCGTGGAGGTATACTTCGCAGCCTTGTAGGCGGGGTTGATGATATACTTCGTTCCCTTGACCGCGCCAGAGGCAGCGATATACGGGGCAACTTCGGTATAACCACCAGCACCGTCATCGTTGAAACGTTTCGGGAACGGGCGGCTATGGAAGACGAATCCACCGTAAGCCTTCTTGGGCAGGAGCGAGGAGCCGTTCGGGCCCATCAGATCGTTAACGCGATCACTGTAACGGATATCCTGACGGACATCTTCG